GAAGGAATTAGCGCCGACCGCGCGAAGGGTCACGTTCCCCGTCGACGCGGACGCGCTCACGCTATACCCCGGACCGCTCGTGCCCGTCAGGCGGCCGGTGATACCGAAGCCGCGCGACGTGTTGCTCGCTTGCTCGCCCGTATCCGCCCACGTCCACTCGACGGTCGCGTCGAAGTTGACCGCGGCGACGTCGTCCATAATGACGACGTTCGGGTTGCTCCATCGGTCAAAGAGGTTGTTATCGTCCGTCGGGGACGCGAGGACGAGCGTCTCCGCTCCCCCCGTGGGGGCCCATGCCTCATAGCTGGACGGGCGCCACAGGACAAACGGGCTCGCCGAATCGTCGAATGGTGGGTAGGTGCGCGTCGCCATGCTTAGGGGGGGCTCGGCCTGGTTTGGAGAAGCCCGGAGCCCCGCCCGAAGCGGTAGTCCGCGCGGTAGAAGACGAGACTCATTCGATCCCCGCGGAGGCTCGCGCTCGCGCCCGACAGGACGCCGACGGCGTAGAGCTCTTGCGTCGCGAGGAGCGCGCCCGCCCACGGGTCGCCCTCGCCCCACTGGACGCGGAGGAGGACGCCGAGCGGGTCGGTGAGGCACAGGTAGGCGCCCGCGCGGTTGCGCTGTTGCTCGACGTTCTCCGAGATGAAGCCCTCCAGGTCCGCGCGCGTGAGGCGCGCGGCGGGGTCGCGCGTCAGGAGCGGGTCCTCCCAGGAGACGGTGAGGTTGGCGCTCGCGTCACGCTCGAAGACCGCCTCGCCGTAGATCGTCAGGGCGACCGAGTCGGAGACGCGGGTCATGGTCAGGAACGGATCGAGGCCCACTAGGAGCTCCTCTTCACGCGGCGGTAGAGGTCCTCGGCGGCGCCGGTCGCGAGGTCGCGGACCTTCATCTCCCACGCGGGGTCGCCGAAGCCCCCGGCGGGCGCGGCGACGTTGACCGTGAAGTTATAGACCACGCTCGGGGAGCCGCTCACGCTGGAGCCCGAGCGGGCGTCGGCGCCCGTGGTCGCGCGTGGGCCCGGGCGGGCGTTCGCGAGCATGGAGAGGAGCGCGAAGCCCCCGAGGACGAGGGCGATGGGCCCGAGGGCGGCCATGAGGCCCGCTCCGCCCGCGGCGGCGGCGCCCCCAGCGGCGGCCGCTCCGCCCGCGGCGCCCGCGGCGGCGTTCCCAGCGGCGGCGCCCGCCATGCTCCGCGCGACGGTGGCGGCGAGCTCCTTCGCGATGGGCCCGAGGATCGCCGCGAGCATCTCCTGGAGGAAGAAGTCCGTCGCCGAGCCGAAGGCGCCCTTTAGGGCGGCCTCGACCTTCGCGAGGTCGCCGGAGAGGAGCGCGTCGGCGAGGCTCTTCCCGGCGTTCATGATGCGCCCCTCTATGTCCTTCTGGAGGCGGTCGAGGTTCTCGGTGTAGCCCCCGTCGGTGACGGCGACGGCGGGGAGGGGAATCTTGATCCCGCCTCCGGAGCTGTCCTCCAGGTCGTCGAGGGCGGCCTTCGCGGCGACGAGCGCGGCGACGAGCTCGTAGAAGGCGTCGGTATTGTCGCCCGCGGAGGCGAGGAGGGCTTCGAGCGCGGCGATTTGGACGCGGATCGCCGACGCGACGTCCTCGTCGGTGGCGAGCCCGAGGTCGCGCTGGGCACGCGTGAAGCGGACCAGGACGCCCTCGGCCTGGAGCATGACGTCCGTCTGGGCGCGCTGGAGCTCGGTCGCGGCCTCGACGCGCTCCGCCTCCGCGCGCGCGGCTTCGAGGCGCGACGCGGTGTACTCCAGGTGGTACCGCTCGGTCGCCGCGAGAGCGCGGGCTTCCCGGCGGGCGATGCGCGCGGCGGCAGCCTCCTCGGCCTCCTCGGCGAGGCGAACGGCCTCCATCCGGGAGTCGGTGTACTCCCGGTGGGCGGCCTCGCGCGCGCGGAGCTCGCGCTCCTCGCGGCGGGCGACGCGCGCGGCGAGGCGCTCCTCCTCGGCGGCGGCGAGCTCGGCGGCGGCGCGACGCGAGTCGGTGTACTCCTGGTGCGCGCTCACTCGGCGGCGGAGCTCGCGGGCTTCGATTCGCGCGACCTCCTCGGCGGCTTCGACTTCGGCTTCGGCGGCCGCCTCGGCGGCGAGCTCGGCGGCCTCGCGACGCGAGTCGGTGTACTCCCGGTGGTACCGGATTCGGCGCCGGGTGTCGCGGGCCTCGATCCGCTCGCGCTCCGCGGCCTCCGCTTCGTAGGCGGCGATGCGCGAGGCGCTGTACTCCTCCTGGGCGGCGAGGATGCGCTCCTCGTTCTCCTCGTAGATCGCCTCCAGCTCGCCGCCGAGGGCGCGGAGGGCCGCGAGGACGGCGGCGCTCTGCTCGGGCGTCTCGGCGCGCTGGAGGAGCCCCCAGAGGCGCCGCTGGTGCGCTTCGAGGTTCCGGGTGTATTCGGTCCGCGTGAGGAGCTCCAGCTCGTAGGCGTCCTCCAGGCGGCGCGTGTCGGCCGTGATGCGCCGCGCCTCGTCGACGAGCGGGTCGACCTCGCGCCCGGCGCGCGTCGATCCGGGCGGCGGCTCGTCGAGCGGCGGGGGCTCGACGGCCCCGTCCGGCTGTATGACCGGCCGGTCGCCGGGGCTCCCGAGCGCGACCTCGCCCGCACGCTGGAGGTCGATCACTTCCTGCTGGAGGACCGCGCGCTGGGCGAGGAGCTCCGCGAGCTGACGCTCCAGGTCCTCCCGGACGCGGCCGGTCGGCGGCCGCCGGTCGCCGCCTCCGCCCGGCCATAGGCTCTGGAGCTCGCCGTCGAGCGCGAGCTGGACCGACTGGATCGCCGCGTCGAGCTCCGCGGCCGCTTCGAGCGCGGCTTGGGCGCGGGCTCGATCCGCCGCTCGGAAGGCGGTCTGGTACTTCTCCTCGAAGGCGATGATGAAGCGGTCGGAGTAGTCGAGGACGTCCTGGAAGAAGTCGGCGACGGCGTTCGCGGCGGTCGCGAGGGCCGGGAGGAGGAGCGTCCCGACGGAGACGCGGATCGACTCCATCGCGGCCTTGAAGCGTGCCTGGGCGCCTTCGTAGGTGTCGATCTGCGTCTCGAAGGCTTCCTCGGTGGCGCCCGCGGCCGTCTCCATTTCGGCCTGGGCCGCCTGGAAGCGCGCGGCGCCGTCTTCGCTCGTGAGGCCGAGGACCGCGTTCAATGCCTCGACCGAGCCGAAGAGCCGCGCCATTTGCTCTTCGTTCCCGCCGGTCGCGTCGCGGACGTCCTGGAGGACGGCGTCGAGGCCCTTCGCCTTCACGGCCTGAGCGTCGAACTCGATCCCGAGCTCGCTCGCGAGCCTCTTCGCGTCCGCGCTCGGGCGAATGAGGGCGACCATCGCGGCGCGGACGCCCGTGATAGCGGCGGGCGTGCGGAGGCCCTGGGCCGTGAGCGTCGCGACCTGGGCGCCGACCTCCTCGATTCCGACGCCGAGCTGGGCGGCGATGGGGAGGACCGGGCCGATCCCGCGGCCGAGCTCCTCCATCGTCGTCTTCCCGAGCCGGACGGTCGTGATGAGGGCGTCGGTGATTCGCTCCGCGTCCGAGGCGCCGAGGCCGTAAGCGTTGAGGGCCGTCGTGACCGCGTCGGCGGCGGTCTTCGTATCGGTCAGGCCGCCGCGAGCGGCCTTCGACGAGACTTCGAGGACGTGGAGGGCGTTCGATCCGCTCTGCCCCGCGGAGACGATGTCGTAGAGGGCCTCGGTGAGGGCGCTCGGGCCCTCGCCGACCTTCGGCGCGAGGCGGAGGACGCTCGTCCGGATCGCGTCCATCTGCTCGGGCGTGTTCGCCGCGAGGACATTTACATTCTGGAGGGCGGCCTCGAAGCGGCTCGCGTCGGCGATGGAGTCCCGGAAGAATTGCCCGACGGCCTGATTCGCGCGGAGGAAGGCCTGGGTAAAGATCGTCCCGACGAAGGAGCCGATAGCGGCGCCCGAGAAGGTCGCCTTGAATTGCTCGGAGAAGCCCCGCCCAGCACGAGCTCCGCCCGACTTCGCTTCGCCCTCGGCCTTGACGTTCATGCCTTTGAGAGCGGTGAGGAACTCCTCCTCATTCGCGAAGCCGAGCTTATAGATCAGGTCGCCGAGCGTCAGTCGAGACAGAGTCGGGGCCCTCCTAGAGCCACACGGTAGCCTCGCCTCTCACTCTTCCGGTACTTGACGACCCGTCGGGCTTGACGGGTGCGGCCTCGCGCGGGCCCTCCGGCGGCGCGTAGAGCCCGAGCTGGGCGAGCGCGTTCTGGAGTGGGACCCAGGCCCAGCGGCCGGTCTGGAGGCGCGCGTCCTCCTCGTCGGCGCGCATGGCGACCGCGACGTCGAGGCCGAAGGACGAGCCGCTCCTACGAAGGAGCTCGCTCGGGAGTATCCCGTACCTCTGGCACGTCAGGTCGACCGATGGAAGCCACCCCTCGCTCTCGAAAGAAGGCGGCGAGATTCTCGTCGAGCCCGTTCTTTCTCGCCATCACCCCCAGACCGTGAGCGGCCTCCGGGAGCGTGAGCTCCTCCAGGTCGACGCGCTCCAGGTCCTCGGGGCGGAGGCACGCGCGGAGCCATCGCCGGACGCTCGCGACCATCCCGGCGAGCTCGGACGGATCGACGTCCTCCCCGCCGACGCTCGCGCGCGCGTGCGCGTAGAGGAAGCCGGGGAGCTCGCCGAGGGCTTCGAGCCACTCGACGGGGGGGAGCGGGCGGATCGTCACGGCGACGCCGCCGACCGTCACGGCCGAGGGCGTGTCGCCCCCCGGGAGCCCGGGGACGGCGGCCATGCTCGCGCGGAGCGCGGCGAGCTCGCCCGAGAGCGCCTCCTCGCGACCGTGCGCGCGCTCGCGCTCGCGGCGGAGCTCGGCGCGGAGCTCGTCGAGCTCGTCGGCCTTCTTCGTCTTCGTCCGGCGGCGAAACCTGTCCAGCATGGGGGACCTCCAGCTCCGAGGGTACAACGGAGCGCGCGCTCCGGCCAAAGACCGAGAGCGCGCGCTCCGAGGTTCTCCCCGGACGAGGAGAGCTCCAGCCTATCAGGCGGGCGCGACCTCGTAGTTACGGATCGTCATGAGGGCGTCCGCGGTCGTGTCGAAGAGCGCCTGGATCGTGACGGGCATGTCGGCGCCCTCGGGGGCGTTGAGGTTGAGGCCGCCGCGGAGGCCGATCCGGGCGCGCGGAATGTAGATCGCCATGCGGCCGCCGTTCGTGAAGTCCTCCTCCAGGCGGAGCGTCCAGTAGCGCGACTGTCCGATCCGGCCGACGGGGTACTCCTCGTAGGCGGGGATGTTGTACGTGTAGGCGACGTAGACCGTCGCCTCGGCGGCGATGTTGCCTCCGCCGATGCGGACCAGGAGCGTCCGGCCTTCCTTGTCGCGCTCGACGACGAAGTAGTCCGTCCCGGCGACCGAGGCCGTCCCGCCCCCGCCCGCGGCGCTGTTGACGGCGAGGGCCTCGCCGCTCTTCATCGGATGCGCGAGGACCGCGACGCCCGCGGCGTCGAAGGTCACGGCCTCCCCGGCGGACGCAAGGACGACCGTGTCGGCGGCGGCCTCCTCGGTGATATCGGTCGAGTGGAGGCCCAAGCCCATGAGGAGGGCGTCGCGCTTCCACTCCCGGAGGACGGCTTCCATGCTCCCCGACTGGGCTTGAATCGCCGAGGCGACCTCGACCTCGGGGAACTGGTCCATCTTCTGCCGGAAGGTCTGGTCGAGGTTCATGGTCGCCGACTGACCGAGGAGGCCGAAGTGGGCGAGCGAGGCGTCCGGCGTGCCTTGGATTCCGTAGTAGAGGCGCGTCTTCGCGGAGAACGTGACGCGGGCGGGCGTGACAGTGGGCATGGTGAGCCCCCTTCTACTGGGCTACCCAGCGGGCCGTGACGGTGAGTCGAGCGGCCGCGAGGGTGCGATATCCGAGCCCCGGGAGGGCGTCGCCGAGGTCGTCGGCGTTCCCCGGGAGGAGCTGGGCGAGGAGGATGGGGTGGGACGCCGAGGAGCGGTACTCCAGACAGGCGTCTTCGAGCTCGTCGAGGACGTCCGCGAGGTCGAAGACGTCGGCGGCGAAGGCGTCGACGGCGATATCCCAGGTCCACTCGTCGCCCTGTTGGGCGGGGGCGGCGACGCCCATTCCGAGGACCAGACAGGGGAGGGGGAGGCCGTCCTCGACCGAAGCGGTCGAGCCGAGGACGCCCGCGGAGCCTCCGTCGAGGAGGTCGGTGAGCGGCGCGTAGGCGGCGAGGATCGAGTGGAGGGTCCGGATGACGTCTCCGCGGCGGGCGCTCACGAGCTCGCCCCCGCTCCAGCGGACCGGAAGCCCCGGAGGAAGGCCTGGGGCGCGATGCGCCTCCCGTGCTCCTGGGCGGTGTACTGGAGGATCGAGTGACCGACCTTCCCGCGGTCGAGGTACTTCGAGCTCTGCCCCTTCGTGAGGTACGTCCGGAGGGTGCGCTTCCCGCCCGGGCCGAAGAGGCGGTCCGTCTGGGCGCCACCGTCGGCGTAGTCGAGCGTCGAGCCGGGCCCGCCGATGAAGAGCCCGGGGTTACGCTTCCCGCCCTGGAGCGAGACGCCCTCGCGCTTCGCCCAGAGGGAGACGTACTTCCCGGGGACCCAGTGGGGGGCGAAGCCATGCTCCAGGTAGACCGCCTGGGGCGCGGCGGAGACGGGGATTCCCCAGAGGACGCCGCCTTCGGGGAGGACCGTATGGGTCACGCTGTTCCGTCGGCGCCCGGTGTCGCTGATCCGGGTCGCTCGGAGCTTCGCGAGGCGCGAGAGCTCGCGCGCGACTTGCTCGAAGCCCGCCGTCTGACGGCGGCGGAGCGCGGCGATAGCCTTCGGATCGAGGCTCATGCCGCGACCTTCCGGCGACCGAGGGAGAGCCCCCAGCCGAAGCCGGAGGAGCTGACGGAGACGACGTCGTACTCGCCGAGCTCGGCGGCGCCGTCGAGGCGGAGGATCGTGACGGCGTTCGCCCCGCCGAGGGCGGCGGTTGCCTGGACGTTGAGGCGCCCGGCGTACGTTCCCTCCAGGGCCGCGACGCGCTCCCAGGTGCGCGAGGGCGCGGAGAGGCGCGCGGGGCCTTCGTAGAGGACCGTCCGGCTCGCGACGGCCTTCGTCCGGTGCCCCGCCTCGCGGACGTGCTCGACCTTCTCGATCCGGACCACGGCGTTAGCCCGGGCCACGTCAGGCGCCCCCGAGGACGGCGCCGACGACGAAGGGGCGGAGGAGCGTCTCGGCCTCGGGGACCGAAAGGCGCGCGAGCTTCCACGCGCCGGAGAAGTCGCCCTCGGAGAACTGGGCGTAGGCGCTCCGCTCGGGGTCGGAGAGGCGGAGGTAGTAAGCGACCAGGAGGGAGGCGGCCTTCTCGACGCGGTCGTCGGCCGTGAAGCCCCGCGTTCCGGTGACGAGGTAGACGCCCTCCTCCCAGGCGCCGACCTGGACGAGGGCGGCGTCGAAGAGCTCCAGGCGCCCACCCGCGAGGAAGAGAGCGAAGCGGCTCTCGGGCGTGGGCGCGACGGCGGAGACGGCGACGACGTCATGGGGGAGGCGGAGGGCGTAGGCGCGCGCGTCCAGGCGGACGCGGAGCTCGAAGGCCTCGGCTGGGTCGCCGGACGCGAGCCACGTCGCCCGCGTGTAGGCGCGGATCGTCGCCTCGGCGAAGGCGACCGCGGCGAGCTGGGTCGCCGTGGGCCCCGCCGGGGCGTCGGGGACCGTTTGCCCCGCGAGCGTGAGGACGCGCGTCGGATCGAGCATGGTCTAGCCCTTCTTCCCCTTCGCGGGGACCTTCTCCAGGCCGTAGAGGACGCGGAGCCGGTCGAATTCGCCCGCGGGGATGCGGACGGAGCGGTCGCGGGTCGCGCGGCCGAGGCCGGGGAAGACCAGGGCGGCGACGGGGGCGTCCTTCGAGAGGACGACGTCGACGAGCTCGGCGGCCTTCGCCGCTTCGGCCTCGGCGAGCTTCTCCGCCTCGGCGGCTTCGGCGGCCGCCTTCTCGGCTTCGAGCTTCGCGGCCTCGTCGGCCGAGGGCTTCTCGGCTTCGGTGGGCTTCGTGTTCTTCGTCATGCGGGCCCCTCTCTCGGAGCGTCAAGCGTGGAGGGAAGGGAGGGGGACTAGCCCCCTCCCGAGCTCGTCGATCAGGCGGCCGCGAGGACGCCCGGGCGGCGGACGATAGCGTCCGGCCACTGGTAGCCCAGGCCGACGTACTCCTGGAGCTGGAGCGCGGTCTGGAAGGCCCGGAGGCGGTAGGGCTCCATCCGGATCGAGAGCGCGTCGCCGATGACCGGGATATCCCGGTGGACGAGGAAGCACGTCCCGGCGACGTCCGAGGTGCCTTGCGTCTCGTCCTGGGTCAGGTGGTAGACGCCGACGACGGGGATGCCGCGGTAGTAGCCCGCGGGCGAGGGGCCCGGGGTGACGCTCGCGGTCGGGGTCGGGGTCCCGCCGAGGTAGGAGTCGCCGAGCGCGGTCTGCCGCGTGGCGATGAGCTCGGCGTAGTCGTCGGCGATGCCGACGGGGACGTAGAAGACCAGGCGCGAGGGGTTCGCGCGGTACTTCGTCGGCATGGCGCGGAGCATCGCCTCGAAGAGCGCGACCGTGAAGGCGTCGCCGTCCGTCGAGGCCGTGATCGCCGTAACGCCCGTCGCGTGCTTCAAGCCCTTGAAGGTCGTGGGGTACGGGTCCACGCCGTCCGAGAGGAAGAAGGCCCCGTCCTCGGCCTGTTGCGCGGCGCCGCGCATTTCGTGGAGGAGGTACTGGGAGACGAAGCTCCCGGCCGCCGCGTTGAAGAGCCCGAAGCCGTCGTCGACGACGACGTCGCCCTGGAGCTCGCCGACCTCGATATCGAAGGTGTTGAGCGTGGGGTCGCCGTTGTCGAGCGCGGCGCCCGCGGCGCGGTTCCATCCGAAGGCCATCCCGGCGCGGTCGAAGCGGGGGAAGGTGCGCTTCTTCACGTTCCCCATGGGGATCGACCGGACGTGGTTCCGGAAGACCGTGTCGTCCGCCGGGCGGACGGCGAAGAGCCGCGCGAGCTCGGTGTAGATGACCGTCCCGTTAGCGGCGATGGTCAGGGCGCGATTCTCGACCGGGCCGGAGCCGTCGATGGAGCCGCGGACGCCGTGGTCGCGGAGCATGTTCCGGACCTCGACGAGCTCCTGGGCGTTCGGCTGACGTCCCGCGAGCTGGGGGACGATGGTCCGCTCCAGGACCGCGGAGAGGAGCTGGTCGGGCTCCATGGGGTTCCGGGCGCGGGCGCCGAGGCGCTCCAGGCCCGAGGCAATCGCGGCCATGGGGGCGTCGCCGCCGCGGGCGAGGCGGCGGAGGGTGCGCTCGACGACCTCGTCGGCGTCGGTGCGCTCCTCGGCTTCGGGCTCGTCCTCGTCCTCGGCGTCGACCTTCGCGGCCTTCGCCTCGGGCGCGGCGCGCTCCTCGGGCTTCTCGGGCGCGGCGCGCTCGGCGACGGGCGCGGCGGGCGTCGACTCGACGCGGACGCGGATCGTCCCGAGGTCCGCCGACGCGGCGGCGGCGGGCGCGAATTCGGCCTCCAGGCGGGTGCGCTCCTGGAAGTCGGGGTGCCCGCTCGTGAAGGCGGAGAGCGCCTTCGCGCGAGCGGTGGCGGCGTCCAGGCCCTCGGCCTCGTGCTGGGCCGAGCGCGCGTGGAGCCATTGGAGAGCTTGGGCGTACGTCATGCGATACCTCCTGGGCGCGCTAGGGGCGCCCGTGTGAGTAGCCCGGGCCGGTCGACATACCGACGCCGTGCTGAGTGTGACGAGCGATATGCGCTCGCGCTCGCGCGATGACCTCCTCCCGAGAGAGTGTCGCCCCCGGGGGGAGGGCGACCTCGCCGCGCTCCAGGGCCGCGAGGCCTCGGGCGAGCGCGCCTTCGTCGACGAAGCGGGTCCGGAGGTCATGGTGGGGAAGCCACCGGAGCGCCTGGACGAGCTGGGGGTCCGTGACCTCGCCGTTGAGGACGGCGGGGTCGACCACGGCGAAGGCCCAGTGGGGCGCCGCGGTGTCGAGCGAGCGGGCTTCCAGGACGTCCGAGCCGGGGACGGCTGGGAGGTCGGTGAGCGCGAGGCCGGTCGCCTCGGGCTCGCTGGAGAGCCGGTGGTAGACGAGGGCGGGCTTCCCGTCGCCGAGGACGCGGGCCTCGATCCCCGACCGGATGGGGACGAATTCGAGGGAGGCCCCGCGCACGCGGCCGCTCGCGACCATCGCGACGACCTCGGGGTCGTAGAGGCGGACCTCGACTTCGAGCTGGGGTCGGAAGTCGACGCGGGTCGCGACGCCGACGAGGGCCTTCCCGGGGATGCCCCGGAGCCCCTCGGGGCGGGCGTGCTGGAGGTTGACGGTCCGGTGAAGGAGGTAGCCCTCCGCCCACTCGTGGAGGCCCTCTACGGTGATGACCGTATGGAAGGCGTCGCGGACGACGTCATTCGAGGCGCGCACGAGGACGCGGTCGCCGTCGAGGGCGCGGAGCTCCAAGCCGACGGAGCCGGTCGCGGGGAGCGGCTGGGGAGCCGGGGGGCCCGCGGGCCGGACGGTGGGGGGGCGACGTAATGGGACGATGACGTCAGGCACGCGGGCGACCTCCGAGGCACGCTACGGTGGGAAGTTGTCGGCGTCTAGCATGACGCCGCGTCAAGGGACCACGCCGCGGGGAAGCGGACGGTCGCGGACCGTCGTCACGTCGAGCCCCTGCTCGCGAAGCCACTCGGCGAGGACGTGAGCCGGGCCGCCGTCAGAGGGGCCGAGCTCGTCGAGGACCTCGTCGACTCGCGACGCGATATCGCGAAGGCGCTCCGCGGGCTCTCCCGAGCCCGAGACGCTCCATTCGCCGTTGACGACCACGAGGCGGGCGCCGCGGTAGAGGGCGACTACCCTCATGGTGGGCCTCCATTCCTGATCCGGTCGAGGACCGAGACGGTGTAATCGAAGTGACCGGGGTCGTCGCGCGCGAATTTGAGCGGGTCCTCCATGAGCCGCTGGAGGCCCATGGAGAGGACCTCCGTCGCGCGGTTCCCGTAGTCCTTCCCGACGTACGGGTGGACGAAGGCGTCCGGGCGCGTGACCTCCCAGGAGTCGTACCCAGCCCCAGGGAAGAGCGTCTGGAGCTTGACGAGCGGCTCCCCCGCCGTCCTCGCGTTCCTCCAGGCTATCGAGGACGCCGTCACGTCGGGGTAGACGCGCTCCAGGTAGTGACCGAGCTCGTGGACGACGGTTCCCGCGCTCCCGTTCCCCATCATGACGTAGCCCCCCGGCGCCTGACTCGTCGCGTCCGGGCGGCTCTCGTAGAAGGCGCGGCGCCCCTTCGAGAAGACGAGGTCGACCGGCCGAGCGCGGATCGCCGCGAGGACCTCGGGGCTATCCCCGACGAGGTTCGCCCAGAGCGCGAGGCCTCGCTCGATAGACGGAAGAGCCGGGTTCGACGAGCGCAGCCGGACGTTGACGACCGGCCGCGCGGCCTTCGAGGTCGTCAGGACGCGGAGGTCGACGAGGGCCTGGTAACGGGTCATGTTCGCCGCTCGGCGGGCGTCGGCGGCGCGCTCCTTCGCGGCTGTCCAGGCCGCCTTCTTCTCCTGGTAGCCCTCGCCCTCGTGGCGCGTGAGCTCCTTCCAGGCCCCCGTCGACTCGGCGTCGAGCTCCGCGAGCTGGCGGTCGAGGTCGCCGAGGCGCTTCTCCAGCTCGTCCCGGATGCGGGCGCCGTCGAGGCGGTTCGGATCGACGACCGGCGGCGGGGGCGGCGGCGGCGCGGGTTCGTTCGCCGCGTGACCCGTCTCGTCCGGCGCCGACGAGTCGCCGAGCTCCCCGCGACCGTCCGCCGTGACCGAGCCGACCATCGTGCAACGGCAATTGTAGATTTCGACGCCCGGCGCCCCCAGGCTCCGGTCGCCCGGATGCATCATCCGAGCCCCCGACGTCGGCGAGACGAAGGGCTCGTCGACGGGGACCGTCTGCCCGTCGAAGCCCGTCGAGGAATGGTCGTCGACGCGCCCCGCCCGCTTGCGCCGGACGCGATGGTCCCGCGAGCTAACCCAGGTCTTGAACTTGTAGCCCGACCTCTTCAAGCTCGCGAGCTCCGTCGAGCCCGCCGCGGTCGTGTACGTCGTCCGGACGTTGCGCTCCGCGTCGTAGATCGTGACGCCGTACTTCGCCGCGACCTTCCGGTAGAGCGGCGTCCCGAAGGTGCCCGTATCCATGCCCCCGACGAGGTCGCGCGCGAGCGGCTCCGCGAGCATCGCGCCCTGGGCCCACTTGAAGAGGTCCGACCGAATGTAGCCCTGCGTCTCCCGGATGATCGCCTGGGCGCGCGGGTCGCTCTCCATGAAGCCCGCCCGAGAGACAGTCTCCCGGAGGAGGCGGTCGAAGACGGGCCCGACCTCCTCCAGGAGACGCCCCGTGTAGAGCTCGGACGAGAGCCCCGAGAGGGCGTCGACGATCCGGAGGACGTCCGGGTCGCCGATGGGAGGGAGCGCGCGCTCCTCGATCCGGCGCCTCTCCGCGGCCTGGTCCGCGCGCTTCGACCGCTCGACCTCGCGGAGGGCGTCGCGCGCGGCGCGAAGGGCGGCGCGGAGCCACGAGAGACGCGCTCGGGCCATGGCGGACGCGAGCGCGGGGGCGTGCTGGGCGACGGCGGCCTCGGCGCTCGACCGGGCTCGCTCGCTCGCGCGACGAGCCCGCGTCGACGGCGTCGACCGGACTCGGATCGTCACGCGGTCAGGCCTCGACCGGCTCGACCGGCTCCTCGGCCTCGGGGTCGTAGAGCTCGTCGAGGCCGCCGTCCTCGCCCCCCTCGGCCTCGCCGAAGGGCGCCTCGTCGCTCGGCTCCGGAAGGTCGCCGAGGGCGGAGAGCTCCACGAGGCCCGCCTGACCGTAGATGCCCGGGAGGCCGACCGGCTCGTAGCCCGCGAGCTCGCGGCCTTCATCCGGCGACAGGATCGAGGTCCCGGTCGCCTTCGCGATGCCCTCGTAGCGCGCGAGGAGCTCGCCGACGTTGACGAAGTCGAGCGCGAGGTCCCAGCGCGTGATGCCGAGCCCGTGCGGCGGGGGCGCGTGTAGGACGCGGTTTATCATGCGGACGGCGGGGTCCGAGAAGGGGACGAGGACCTGATCCCGGAAGTTGGCGCTCTGCGTCTCCGCCGTCGCGCGGTAGCCCCCCTCCGGGAGGCCCAGGTCGACGAGGGAGACGTGACGTACCGCGAGAATCTCGTCCCGGGCGCCCTTCCCGAGCGCCTCGAAGGACGGGTCCTCGATAGTCACGTCCAGCGGCGTGACCTTGACGACGATCCCGCCGGGGTACTTCATGACAAGGTTCCGACCGGCGGCCTCGCCGCGGTTCGCCGCGAGGAAGTCCCGGACGGTGTTGTAGACGTCGTCGACCATGCGCTCTTCCGGCGACGCGCCGTCCCACGCCGGGTCGTCCGACACTTCCACGAGCCACCGCGGGGAGGCGTGCTGGGCCATGAAGGCTTTGAGGTACTTCCGGTGCGCGTTGTCGACCTCGACGCTCTCACGGGCGCCGATCCATGCGGGGAGCCCGTAGAGCGAGGAGACGAGGTTAGGGCGCCGCTCGTGGAGGTACTCCCGAGCGTCCGCGTCGCCCGCGCGCCTCGACCGGAAGGGGACGTAGTGGAAGACGTCGCCGCCCCCGAACGGGTCGCGCTGCTCCAGGCGGACGAGGCCGTCGAGCGCAAGGTAGTTGACGAACTGGGGAAGGAGGAGGACCAGGCGCTCGGGGCCCTTCCCGTCGTCCGTCCGGTTGACCTCGGCGAAGAGGTGCCCGACCTGATCGAAGGACGAGCTCGCGGCGCCGAGGAAGCCCGAGAGGTCGAGCTCCGAGAGCCCGTCGAGGCCGAACGTCTCGCGCTGGAGCCATGCCATCGCGCGGGCGTACTCCTCGTCCGTCTTCGCGTCCGGACGGTCGCCGAGCTCCTGACCGTCGACCGTGTAGGACCGCGCGCGGAGCTCCGCCTTCCCGGCGCTTACCGCGTCGGTGAGGAGGTTCCCGACCGCGCAGAGCCACGGGTTCCCGAGGTAGAAGTCGACGAGCTCCTCGGGGCGAATGGGCCAAACGACGGGGACGCCGACGGCGCCCGCGGCCTCCGCCCGAGGCCCGCCGAGCTGGGCGGCGCGAGGGCCCTCGGCGCGCTCGTGGAGGAGCTGGTCGACGTTCTCCGCGCTCGGCGCGAGGTCGGCGGGGAGGCGCGAGGCACGAAGGGCCGGAAGCCCGGGGAGAACGTCTCCCCCGACGGCCTCGAAGGCGACGGTACGAGAGAGGCGCGTCTGGGAGGGCATGGTGGGCTAGCCTACCGCGCTCCCTTGTGTTTGTCCTACCGAGCTCACACGACCGAGGACCGCGAGCTCCAGGGCGGCGAAGACGAGCGCGTCGATCCGGTTTGGGCTTAGGCCGCTCTCGACGACCCACGTCGTCATTTCGTCTTCGAGCTCGGCGAAGCCCCCGACGTGATGGGCGCGGCCTTGCTCGTAGAGCGCGACGACCGGCTCCGCGCGGAGGACCTTCCCGCGCGTCGAGGTCGTGACCTTCACGCGGTAGGCGTCGCTCTCGGCGGCCGTCCGGATGACGTGCTCGACCATGTCGCCGCCGAAGTTGCGCTCCGCGACGATCAGGTCGGCGCTCCATCGGTCGTGCGCGGCGATGACGATGCGCCCCCACTCGGCGGGCGAGTAGCTTCCGGAGAGGTCCTCCAGGGGGTAGAAGTCCCGAGCTCGGCCCTTCCCGACGACGCCCGCGACGATGATCCCCGCCGTCCCGCTCCCCTTCGAGCCGAGGGGGTCGACGGCGACGACGATCCGGTCGTAGCTCTTCGGGGCGTCGGCCTTCCGGACGCGGCCGCGCTCGATCAGGGCCCGCGTCCAGAGGGCGCCCTCGACGTCGTCGAGGAGCTCGCCTTCGAGCTCCTGTCGGCCGAGGCGCGTCCCGGCGTACTTCGCGTCGAGGTCGGCGAGGAACTTCGCGGGGAGGTTCGCGGCGTTGTCCGCCGTGTGCCCCTTCGTGACGTAGGCGCCCCCGTTGTCGGGCGTGTAGAGGAGCCGGGGGAAGCCCTCGACGGGCTCGGCGCGCTGGAGGACGGCGCGAAGGTGGGGGAGCGGCTTCGGGGTGGTCGTGACGACGCCCCAGGGGTGGGCGCCGACGCGGAGGCCGAACTGGAGCATGTCGAAGGTGTCGTCGAGGTAGTACCAGGCGGCGAGCTCGTCGGCCCAGTAGAAGCCGTGCTGGGGGCCGCGGAGGCTCTCGGGGTTCTTCGAGGAGTAGAGGAAGGCCTTCGCGCCGTTCTTCCATTCGAGCCGGGGGCGGAGGGCCGACTGGACGAAGCGCGGCCGGTCCCAGGGCGGGGAGTGCTCCAGGATGCCCGCGGGGCCCTCGACCATGACCTCGGTCGCGTCGGCGGCCGTGCGGCCGATCAGGGCGAGGTAGGGCGTCCGGTCCTTCGCGGCGATGGTCGCGGCGGCGCCCGTGCGCGTCTTCCCCCAGCCTCGGCCGGAGAGGACGTACCAGGCGCCGAAGGGGCGGGGCGCCTCGATCCGGTCGAGGGGCTCTAGCTGGTCGTCACGCGCCCACCAGCCCCAGGAGGCGGCGAGGAGCTCCAGCTCTTCGCGCGTGAGCGTGGCGAGGCGGCCTTCGCGCTCGTCAGGGGGTAAGGCGGCGAGCGAGCTTCGCAAGGAGCGCGTCTCTCGTGCTGTCAGCATGACCGGCCTCCCCTGCGAAGAGGTCGAGCCGCTCGGGGGCGTTGAGGCCGACGAGCTGGGCGCGTTGGGCGCTTACTTTGAGGATGACGTCGAGGAAGCGGGGGTCGCCCGCGCGGTCGTCGGTCTTCGTCGTGACCTCGGGCGCGACCTCGACGAGCTCGGAGGCGCCGTCGCCGAGGGAGACGCTCTTCGTGATGCCTTCCTTCCGGGTCACGGTGACGACCTCGCCGACGCTCCGCCTCCAGGCCTTCCAGGCTTCGCGCTCGACCTCGCCGAGGCGCTCTAGCTCCAGCATGACCCAGTCGGAGAAGTCGCTCATGGCGCTCTCGCGCCACTGACGGCGGAGGCCCTCGACGTCCTTGTAGACCGTCTGGGGGTTGACGCCGAGCTCGTCGGCGATCAGGTGGACGGGGGCGCCCTGGAGGTAGAGCTCGGTGATGCGGGCGGCGCGGCGTTCCTTCTCGACGGCGGTCGCCCGGTTCCGGCGCCCCTTCGAGAGGGGCTTCTTCTTCGGAGGGGGCGGCTTCGCGGGCGAGGCCTGGGAAGGGGGGGCGGCTCGGTCCAAGGTGCCGCATCCTACCAGGGCCAGGGCTCCTCCGAAAATCTCCCTTTATACGCGAGGGACGACGAAAGTCGGATTTCGGCCTTCCGAAGGGCTCGATCCTCATCGGTGAGTGGGTATGGTCGGTATGGTCGGTATGGTCGAGGTTATACCGAGTTTCTAGCGTCTGGGACGGGGTAGGTAGTCTCTCGGTATGGTAAATAGCCTCGTCGAAGATTCTTCGCTCTGGAGAAAAAAATTCCCGCGCGCGTTATAGGGCGGATTTTGGGCCGAGTTTCTTCGTGAGGGACGCGCGGGTCGCGGTTTAGGCATGACCATACCGAGCCCATACCTGCTATACCGGGTTCCGGTTTAGCGCGTTGGGCTCGGCATTTCTAGCGTTCCGGTACTTTCAGGAGGGCCTATACCTGTCGGACTTTCGCCGTCCTGGACGGTGTTTCTGCCTTCTCGAAGCCTACGCTTCGGCGCGCTGTTGCGTCAAGAGGCCGAGCTTCTCGCGCTCGATCAGGCCGAGGGGGTCCCAGCCGAGGAGCTCGGCGCTTCCGGTGAAGCCGACCTGGAGGGGGAGGTCCTGGGGGCTTGCGCGGAGGCGGCGGGCGTTGCTCCAGAGGAGGACGACGGAGGTCGCGTCGACGGGTGGGGCGTCGGGCCCGGCCATGAGCTCGCCGACCTCCTTCGCGGTTCTGGGGACGGCGTAGAGGGCGTCGACGACCTTGCCCTTCGAGTCGGCGCGGAGGAGGAGGCGGCCTCCGGCGAGGTCGGGGTGGGCGAGGAGCTCGCGGAGGGTCCAGGCGCGCTTCATGGGGCGACCCAGGGCGTCGGGGGGGTGGCGAGGTAGGCCTCGATCCGTTCGACGGCGTCGTCGAGGTCGTCGGCGACGAAGACGGGGTAGCCGAGTCGGAAGAGGGTCGCGTGGAGGGCGAGCTGGGCGTCGCCGAGGCGGCCGCCGTGGGGGCGTTTGAGCTCCAGGTAGAGGCCGTGCCATGGGGCGCGGGGCGCGGGGAGGAAGAGGTCGGGGACGCCGGGGCGGGCGCCTTCGAGCTTCATCTTCCAGGCGGTCGCGACGTGGCGGGCTCCGCCGTTGGGGATCGAGTGGAAGGCGCCGAGCTCGGCGGCGCGGCGGGCGTCGCCGTCGCGGTGGGCCTTCGCGGCTTCCTTCTTCGCCCAGAGGACGAGCTTCCTCTGGAGGGCGCTCTCGGTCATGGGGGGCTCTCCTGTGCGACGTGTTCGTAGATTGCCTCGGCGAGGTCGCGGAGCTCGTGTCGGATGACGGCGAGGAGCTGGGCTTTCGTGGGCTTGCCCTGGGCGCCTGAGCGGGTCAGGAGGCCGAGGTCGGGCTCGCGTGGGCCTGGGGTGCCGGTCGGTCGGTGGGGGGCGCTCCGGCCTTCTGGGGCGGCGTGGCGGGGGTGGGCGAGGCCTCCGCCGCGTCTGGTCTTCCGGGCTCGGGAGGCGAGGGCGCCTCGGCAGCGGTCGGAGCATGTCTGTCGGGCTTGGTAGTGGGCGAGGCTTTCGGGGCGGCCGTCGCGTCTGGTGCGGCGCTCTAGGGGCTTCCCGCAGATGACGCAGAGGGCGGGGGTCCGGGGGCGGCGGGCGTCGGCGAGGACGAGGGCTTCGAGGTGGTCGAGGCGGGCGGCGACGGCGGCGAGGTTCCGGAGGAGCTCCTGGGTCCGGGGGGCGGTGTTCATTGGACGTCGACGACCTGTCCGGGGAAGAGCTCTTGGAGCTTCGCCCAGGTGGCGGCGGCGGGCGGGTCGAGGCGGCCTTCCCAGGCTTCGAGGCGGTGGGCGAGGCCGGAGGGGCGGGGGTTGCGTTCGGCGAGCTTCTGGGCGACCTGGGGCGCTCGTGGGGGCTCGGTGGCGCGTGCTTTGTGGACTTTCTCTCGGATGCGGGCGAGGCGGTCGGCGAGGTTCGGGGGGGTGCTCATGCGGGCGGCTCGGGGGTCGCCTCGGCGTCGGCGCTCGGGGCGGCGTCCTCGTCGGGGGGTCGGAAGCGGAGGAGCTCGCGGATCGAGAGGCGGGGTCCGTAGCCTCGCTCGACGATGCCGGAGTGGATCGAGCCGTCGGCTTCGCGGAGGAGGGCTTTCGTTCCGCGCTTGACGGTGTCGAAGCTCCAGCGGGTCTTCTGGTGCGCGGCGGGGAGCCCGGAGGCCTTCTCGGCGGCCGTGAGGCGGGGGGTGGGGATGCTGGGGGCTTGGAGGACGGCGCGGCGGTTGCTCGACCGGAGGACGCGGACGCCGTGGAGCGTGAAGTCGGCGGCGTCGCGGCTGGGGGCGAGGAGGATTAGGGTCAGGCCTGGGCGGTCGGTGAGTCTCATGACGTGGGCCTCCCGGTCCGGTCGCCGGGGGGCTCGTGGCGGGCGCGGAGCCCCTCGGTGGTTTGGACTAGGGTACCGCGGGCGAGGAGGACGCGGATAGCTTCGTCCGTGACCTTTCCCACTCGTGCTCCGCGGTGGTCGCGGAGGTCGCTCGCGTGGTCGATCAGGCCGCCGCGGTCGAGGACGTTCTGGGCGAGGTCGGCTTCGGCGAGCTCGAAGGGGTCGGGGGGCCTCATGGGGCGCCCCAGTGGCGGCCGAGGTAGCGGACGGCGGCGACGCCGACGAAGACGAGGGCGACGAGGAGGGCGGCCTGGGTGAGGTACCAGAGGACGCCGAGGACGACGATCAGGTGGGCGAGGAGGGAGGCGCTCACGGCTTCGTCGCCATGCGAACGAGCTCCCCCGCGTGGGCGGCGAGGCGCTTCCGGAATTCGACGAGCTCGGCGCGTGCGGCGTCGGCGCCCGCCTGGGCGGCGTCGCGCTCTTCGAGGGCGTCGCGGACGTCGCCGCGGAGCCGGTCGCGCGCGGCCTGGAGCTCGGCGGTCCCAGCGGCGGCTCGGTCGCGGGCGGCTCGGGCCTTGACGAGCTCGGCGCGGAGGCTCCCGAGGTCGCGTAGCGCCTGGTCGCGCTCGGCGGCGGCCTCCTCGCCGATCCGTCGCGCGCGGCCGAGGTCGCTCCGGAGAACGGCGACGGCCTGGTCCTGTTCGTCGAGGGCCTTCCGGTAGCCCTCGCCCTGTCCGCGGAGCCCGTGGAGCTCGCTTGCGAGGCTTCGGACGTCGACCTCGACGGTGCCGCGCTTCATGAGCTCGACGAGGTCGGCGTCGGTGTAGACGCGGCTCATGACCGGCGCCTCGCAACGCGGCCGCTCATGCGGCGCTCGCGGCCGCGGAGGTCGCGGTCGACGGCGCGGCGGCGGAGGTAGCGGGGGACGTGGTTCGTCGCGAGGTCGTAGAGGGCGGCGAGGGTGAGGGCGGCGGCGATCAGGCGGAGGACGATGACGAGCGCGAGGATGGGGTCCATGGTCCGGGCTCCTATCGGGGGTCGAGCTCGAAGAGGGGCGCCTCGGTGGCGGCGCGGGCGGGGCGGGGTGGGGTGGGGCGGGGGGACACCATGCGTCGACGAGCTCGTGGGCGGCGGCTTGGACGGTGCGGGGGCCGCCGTTGTCCCAGGCGCCGACGAGGGCTTCGATCCGGTCGCGGAGGTCTTCGAGGGCGTCGGCGTCGGCGTCGTCGGGGCGGCCGTGCTTTCGGGCGGCGTCGAGGGCGGTCTGGTAGGCGGCGGCGGCGGGCGGCTTCATGCGGGTCCTTCCTTCCGGGTGAGGGTGACGGCGAGGTCGACGGTGAGGGGGAGGAGGAGGCATAGGTCGAGGAGGGCGTCGAGGCGGGTCGGGCCGACGCCGACGTGGTGGGGGCCGAGCTCGTCGAGGTCGCCGAGGTCGCCGAGGTCGGCGAGGTAGCGGCCGCGGTCGGCGTCCCAGCGGATCGAGAGGTCGGCGGCGAGCTCGGCATCGACGTAGAGGCGGAGGAGCTCCTCTCGGAGCGCCTCCGCGAGGCCGTCGGAGTGGACGGCCTGGGGGTCGGGGGTGGGGCGGCGGCGGGCCCAGGGGAGCTTCATCGGAGGTAGTCCAGGGCGACGGCGAGGAGGGCGGCGCGCTGGTGGGGGAGGGCCTTCCTCATTTGGGCGCGGAGGGCGCCGAGCGTGAGGTCGCCGAGGTCTTCGAGCTCGCCGGAGCGGAGGCGCTTCTCGGTCTTCTTCGCCTCGTGGGCGGCGAGGGCGGCTCGATCCGAGGCGACGTAGGGCGCGCGCTCCTCGGAGCTCATGGGCGCGAGGTCGGCGGCGCGCTTCGTGTGCCCGCCGACGACGTACCATCCCCCGTCGGCGTTGGGCTGGACGAGGACGGTGTAGCGGTGCCCGACGAGCGAGCCGGGGGTGAGGGCCTTCGCGAAGTGGAGCTCGCGGTCGTCGTCGTCGAGGAGGGCTTCGGGGCCCTCCTCGACGAGGTAGCGGTGGGCGAGCTTCCCGGCGCGGGTGAGGAAGCGGCCGAGGTAGACGAAGGTCCCGGCGGTCGGCTCGGTGGCGCTCATGCCCCCGCCCCCATGGGGAAGCGGAGGCGGCCGAGGGGGGTCGCGAGGCCGGTCACGTCCCAGACGAGGAGCTCGAAGTAGCCCTCGGCTTCCTGGGCTTCGAGGGAGAGCGAGCGGGCGTCGCCGTCGATCAGGTCGCGGGCGCGGAGGAGCGTGGAGAGGGCGTCGGCGTCGACGGTTCCGTCGTCGGCGAGCTCGACGGGGCCGAGGTCGTAGGCGGTGTCGGTGGCGAGGTCGAGGTAGAAGCCGTGGACGGTGTCGGGCGCGGTGTCGGTCATGGTGGGCCTCCTGGGGTCCGGGGTTCGATCTAGGAGAAGCATACCGGGGGCTTGACGGTTCGTCAAGCCCCCGGGGGGGCTACCAGAGGTCGCGGCGGTCGCCCGTGCGCGGGGCGATGCTCTCGACGTAGAAGCCGGAGCGCCACGAGAGGGTGACGGCGGGGTGCCCGTAGGTCGCGGGGCCGCAGCCGCGGGCGGAGAAGGAGAAGACGGCGTCCTCGTCTTCCCAGCATCCGGAGGGCGTCTCGCCGAGCTCGATCATGCGGGCGCGGAGGGCTTCGAGGGTGGGGCGGTCGGCGTTGGGTCGTTCGGTGCGGGGCATGAGGCATGGTACGGGGGGGCTTGACGTCCTGTCAAGCCCCCCAGGGGTCGAGGCGCTCGGGCGGGCCTAGCGGCCGTCGGCCTCCCAGGCGCGGAGGAGGGCGCCGATGGAGCGGGCGAGGGCGAGGGCGGCGTCCTGACGCTCGCCGAAGGCGTCGTCGTCGCCGCAGTAGAGGCCCTCGGGGATGGGCTGGGCGGCGAAGGCGCGACAGTCGACCTCGTAGGCCTCCAGGTAGGCGCGGGTCGGCTTCGACTCCGCCTCGGCGGCCATGGCGCGGGTGATGCGGCGGAGCTCCGCGCGGACCTCGTCGGTGGGGGTGCCGACGGTGACGCGGACGAGGCGGCGGAGGTTGAGGATGCGCTCAGCGGCGGCGCGGCGGTCCGCGGTGAGGCGCTCGACGAGCTCGCGGGCTTCGTCGGGGCTCGCGGCGGCTTCGAGCTCGGCGAGCTCGGCGGCGCGCTCCGCCTGGTAGTCGATCCGCGCGGCCTCGCCGGAGGACTCGATCCCGGCGCGGGCGGCTTCGAGCTCGCCGAGCGTGAAGGCTTCGGGGAGCCGGTCGGCGATGGTGCCGAGCTTGTCGAGGGCGGCGGTCGCGCCGTTCGCCTCGGCGAAGCGGACGCAGCCGGAGACGAAGGCGGAGGCCTCGGCGAGCTCGGCGGCGCGCTGGGCCCGGAGCTCGGCGCGGACGGCCTCGACGAGCTCGGAGGTCGAGGCGGCGCGGACCGCCTCGACGAGGGCCTCGTCGGCGCGGCGCTCGTCCCAGGCCTCGACGGCTTCGCGGGCTTCGTCGGCTTCGCCGAGCTCGACGGTGAGGGCGCACGTCCGGATGAAGTCGCCGAGGCGGTCGAGGGCGGCTTCGGCGCCGACTTCGTGGGCGAGGTTGAGGGCGCGGATCGCGAGCGGGGTGGGGGTCTGGTCGGTGTGGGTCATTTCGTGCCTCCTGGGGGTCCGGGGTTCGTTCTGAGAGAGAGCATACAGGGGGCTTGACAGACTGTCAAGCCCCGGAGGGGGGTATGCGTCAGGCCGCGAGCGCGCGAGCGATGGAGCTCCGGAGAGGCACGCTCGCCCCCGCGGCCGACAGGACCACGAGCCCGAGCCGGGCGCGCGTCATGGCGACGTAGAACGTCCGGACGACCGCGTCGCGCGCGGCGCCCCCACCGTTCCAGGCCTGATCCGCCGCGGGCGACAGGTCGGGCACGAGGTAGACCACGTCCGCCTCCCCGCCCTTGACGGAGTGGACCGTCCCGAGGACGATCCGCGGCTCCTCCCGAAGCGCGGCCACGCCGCGGCGCCGCGCGATAGCGAGAGGGAAGACGAAGCCCGGCGCCTTCGCTTTAAGGAGGTTCGCTTCGTACCACTCCAGCGAGGGCCGCGCGAAGCCCTCGTCGAGGGCGTCGAGGTCGACGTACGCCGCGAGCTCCGCCCAGTCGAGCTCCCTCTCGACGCCGTCCTGGGTCCGCGAGGCCTCGTCGAGGTAGGCCTTCGCCCCGTGGATGACGACGCCCTTCGCCCGAAGATGCTCCAGGGCCCAGTAGAGCTCCCGAGCGGTCCACAGGCGCGCCTCCGCCCCCCAGGCCTCGGGGTCCGGCCGGTGGTAAGCGAGGAGCCGCTGGGAGGCCGAGACGCCCCGCCCAGGCCGGAGCGGGTTTAGGTGATAGTCCTCCAGGCGGTAGGGGTTGTGATACGCGAGCCCGGCGCCGCGGAGCGTCGCCTGGAGGGGCCCGAGCATGTAGCCCGCGGTCGCGAGGACCATCGGAGAGCGCCCCGCTTCGAGGTCGGCCTCCAGGAGCCGGACCAGGGGGAGGGGGTTCTTCCACGTCGCCGCGGTCGCCTTCGCGAAGCCCTCCTCCGCGCGCGGCCGGTACTCCTTCGGCTCCCGGAGGCCGACCTGGGCGACCCAGGCCTCCGCGGCGCGCTGGACGACCGCGGGGACGCGGTAGCTCTGCCGGAGGACGTGCTTTCGTTCCTCGGGGAGCGGCGGCTGGAGGAAGGCCTCGGGGCGCGCGCCCTTGAAGAAGTAGATCGTCTGGTCGTCGTCGCCCGCTAGGACGACGTTCTCCATGTTCTCCGCCCAGGTCCGGACGAGCCGGAGCTCCATCGCCGTGAAGTCCTGGGCCTCGTCGAAGAAGCCGACGGTCACGCCGGGCGCGGGGAGGGCTACGTCGTACGTCGCGGCCTCGATCAGGTCCGTGAAGTCGAGGAGCCGGAGCTCGTCCTTCCAGGCGGTCCAAGCGTTCCGGAAGGCGAAGACGCGGGCGGGGTAGAGCTTCTCGTCGACGAGGCGGGCGCGGAGCGTCTGGAGCTCGCCGTAGAGCTCGTCGCCGAGCGTCTTCCCCGCGGGGCCCTCGATATCGTCGTCGGAGGCCTTCTTCCCCGCCGTGAGGGCGTAGCGGGGGTGGCGGGCGTTCCACTCGCCGAGCTTCTCGGCGTCGTCGGCGATGGTGCCGCGCTCGATCCCGAGCGCGCGGTAGGCGAGCGCGTGGAGGGTGCCGACCTGGGAGTCGGGGACGGGGATGCCTCGGGAGGCGATTTCGGCGGCGGCGGTCTTCGTGAAGGAGCCGACGACGATGCTCTGGGCGCCGACCTTGTCGGCGGCGCGGCGGACCCACTTCGAGAGGGTGGTCGTCTTCCCGGTTCCGGGCGGGCCGAAGAGGCGGTCCTCGCGGAGGCCGCTCACGAGCTCGCCTGGGCGCCGGGCGCGAGGGCGGCCTTCCGGCCTTCGAGCTCGGCATGGTGCGCGGCGAGCTCGCCGACGAGGCGGACGAGGGGAGGGTAGGCGGGGGGGACGTCGACGCCGAGGCGCCGGAGGGCGCTCGCGGCGAGCGCCTCGGCCTCCTGGGCGACGACGGCGGCGTAGCGGTAGAGCTCCTGGTGCCGAGCTCCTGGGGCGAGTTGGGCGGCGGCGGTGAGGGTGGCGGAGAGCGGCTCCTGGTCCGGGGGGGTCATGCGTCGCCTCCTGGGGCTGGGGCGCGTCGGCGCCTGGGGACTCGCCATACGCCGCGGGTCGTCGCGCGGCCGTCGAGCGTTACTTTGATCGTCACGGGCTCCAGTCTCGCGCGGCGGAGCATGAGGGCGAGCTCGTGGGTCGTGACCTTCTCGTCGAGGGTCGCGGTGACGTACTTCCGGAGGCCCGCGAGGGAGACGTAGAGGCCGTCCTCGCGCTCGAAGGGGGCGCCCTCCCAGGCGGCGCGCGGCCAGTCGTCGCCCTCGGCGGGCGCGTTGTCCTCGACGTAGCGGGTGAGCCAAGTGTCGAGGGAGCCCTCCTCGGTCGCGTCGCGGACCTCGACCTCCAGGGCGGCGCCGAGGAGCATCCCGGCGACGTCGGCCCATTCCTTCGGTTTGATGTTGACGAGGCGCCCGAGGGAGGCGGCGATCCGGCGCCGGAAGGGGACGCGCTCGATCAGGGCCTCGACGCCGCCGAGGCGGATTCGGGCGCCGTTCGCGAGGAGCTCGAAGGTCGGCGGGTCCGAGAGGTACTTCGTGACGCGCTCGACGGAGAAGCCGAGCTCGTGGGAGGCGGCCTGGAGCGCGAGGTCGCGGCGGTCGTCGGGCTCTAGCGTCTCGTCGGAGAGGATCGAGACGGTCGCGAGGCGCCGCTTCTCGGCCTTCGCGATGGAGAAGACGGTCCGCTCGACCTCGTCGACGTCGAGGGGCGGCTGGAATTTCGTCGCGTTGACGGCCTGGACGGCGTGGAAGGTGACGTCGGCGTCGAGGCCCTTCGCGAGGAAGTAGCCCGCGAGGCGCGCGACGGCGTCATTCCGGCCGCCGCTCGCGACGCCCTTCGCCATGATCGACAGATACCATTCGGGCGCGTCGGGGTCGCGGTCCTCGGGCTCCTTGCCCTTCGGGGTGCGGCCGTCGGAGACGATAGCGCGGAGCCAGTGGGGCGTGTCGGCGAGGGGGAAGTGGTCGGGGTCGCTCGTCCAGGTGTACGTCGCGCCGGACGGGTGGAGGCTCGGGGGGGCGATGACGTAGCCCCCGTCGCCGCGGAGGTCGAGCCCGGGGAGGCGGCGCGCGAAGTTTCGCACGCGCTCGCCGGAGTCGATCCCGGGGTGACGGTAGTAGTAGTGGGTCCCGCGGCCGGTCGTCGCGACGGGCGTCGCGGGGAGTTGGAGGCCTTCGAGGCTCGCGAGCCCTTCGGGGCCGTCGGCGTCGAGGACGATGATCCCGGAGACGAGGCCCGTAACGATCCCGACGTTCGCCTCGGGGTAGCGGTCCCACCATTCGCCGAGCTCTTTCGTCGTCGCGAGGCGCTTCTGGTAGGGCGCCCAGGCCGTGAGGGGCTTCTTGTCGGGGCCGATGGGGATAATGCTCCAGCCACGGCGAAGGTAGCGGTAGGCGAGGGCTTGAATCGAGGCCTCGTCCTTCGCTCGGGGGTTCTTTGGCACGTTGCCTCCAGGCGGGGGGAAGAAGACGGGCGCCTCGACCTGGGAGGATCGAGGCGCCGGGGGAGGGGATGGGCGCCTGGGGTTAGGCTTCGTCGAGGTCGGGCTCGCCCGGCTTGACGCCGGAGAACGGGTCCTCGACTTCGTCGTCGGGCTCGGCTTCGTCGACGACCTCGGCGACCATGACCGAGGAGGTCGCGCTCGCCATGAGGGCTTCGAGAAGGCGCTTGTACTTGACGGCGCTCTCGGCGAGCTCGCCGGAGAGGCGCTCGACCTGGGCGGGCGCGACCTTCGAGTAGGTGATGCCCTGGGCGTTCTTGTCGCGCTCCAGCGTGAGCTCCACGGCGACCTTGTAGTAGGGGACGCCCTTCGAGGTGAGGCGGAGCATGAAGCGGCGGTAGTCCTTCAAGCTGGACGGGGGGACGCGGACGACGGTCGGGAGGAGCTCGCCCTCGCGGAGGAGGTAGAGGACGCGCGTCTCCTTGCACGCTTTGCCCTCGCCCTTCTGGGCGGTCCCGTACTGATTCATGGGGCAGGAGGCGCACTCGTGGACGCCGAGGCCGGTTCCGTTGTCGCCGCGTCCGGTGACGCCGTCATTCGAGAAGCAATCGGGCGGGCCGCTCTCCCCGTCTTCGATGCTCTTCTTCCAGAAGGTCCGGGCGGTGTGCTGGTAGACGACGATCCCGACGAGGGCGGGGACGTCGACTTCGCGGCCGAGCTCGTCGAAGGTGGTCCACTGGAGGCCGCCTCCGGCGGGGACCTTGACGACGTCGAAGTCGGAGGGGCTGACGGCGTCGCCGCCGAGGTTCGCGTCGAGGGCTTCGGCGAGGCCGCTCTCCTCGAAGTTGGCGAGGGCGTAGCGGCTGGGATCGAAGACGGCGAGCTCCTCGGTCTGGGGGGCGGCCTTCTTCTTCGAGGCGGCGGCGGGGGTCTTCCTGGTCCTGGGGGTGGTCACTCTGTTCTCCTTGTCGCTCACGGGCTCGGGGCCCGGTGTTGCCTAGTCCTGGGTCGAGCGGGGCTTCATTGTACGCCGGGCTTTGGGGGGCCCGGCGTGGGGCTTCTTCATTTGGGGAGGTCGACGCCCTCCGCGCGGGCGAAGGCGTAGGCCCTCGCGAGGTAGGCGTCGGCCTGGTCGAGCTCCTCCTCGGCGCGCTTCGCGGCGCGCTCGGCCTTCGCGGCGTAGAGGCGGACGGCCTCCCCGCGCGACGTCGCCCAGCCGCCGCGGCCCTGGGCGACCTCCTCGCGGCGGAGGGTGGCGCGGTACGCGGTCGCGTGCCTCGATCCGACGGGGGGGTGGAGGCGGTACGTCTTCGGCGTCTCGTCGGCGTCGACCTCGTGGACGACGAGCTCCTGGTCGCGGCCGTACCCGTCGAGGCCGACGCGGTAGAGCTTGACGACGGTCGGGGCGGCCTTCGGGGGCTTCGTCATGCCTTCCGTACCGCGACCTTGAAGACCTCGCTCACTTTGACGTGGGGCGCGAGCTCGGGGGGGAGGAGGTCGGAGAGCTCGACGCCCTCCTTCTCGGCTTGCCGCTCCAGCTCGCGGACGTACGCCGTGATGGTCTGGGCGTTGACGCTCTCGGGCTTGACGAGCTCGTCGAGGCCGAGGTCGTGGAGGGCGGCGGGGGCGCCTTCTCCGGCGGAGGCCCAGAGCTTCCGGTCGAGGGTGAGGGAGTAGTCCTTCGTCTTGACGGAGGCGACGCCCGAGGCTTCCATGAGGGCCATGACCTCGCGGTCCGTCTCCTCGATCAGGGCGGCGACGCGCTCGACCTCGGCCTTCGCGGCGCGCTTCTCGTCTTCGAGGGCGGCGCGGCGGGCGTAGGGCGAGTCGGGGCTCTGGGCGGCGTCGCGGAGCTTGAAGTGGGTCGCGACGTCGCCGACCTCGGCGAGCTTCCGGGCTTCGGCTTGGAGCGCGGCGACTTCGGCGTCGGTGGGCTCTGGGGCGGGCTGGGCGGTCTTCTTCCGGGGCATGGGTTCTCCTAGTCCGGGGCGAGGGGCGGGGGGCTTCGGGGCGGGGGCTAGAGCCACTGGCGGCCGAGGGTCTTCTCGGAGTCGCGCCAGGCGAGCCACGCGGTCGGGAGGTCGGCGCGGCCGGTCAGGGCCGCGAGGCGGGTCATGAGGGGCGGGGAGGGGTGGCGGCGGCCGTGCTCCCACTTTCGGACGGTGTCTTCGAGGACGCCGAGCTCGCGGGCTAGCTGGGGCTGGGAGACGTTCTGGGAGGACCTCCAGACGCGGAGGGGGTTCGCCTCGACCCATTCGTCGCGGCTCTGGTAGGCCTTAGAAGAGGCGCGGGGTGTGGCGGCTCGTGCGGCCATGGGGGCTCTCCTTCGCGTAGGTTCGGGCGCGCTTCTGGAGGAGGGTCCGGGCGGCGACGACGGCCTCCCGGGCGTGGACGAGGGCGGCGGAGAGCTCCTCGTCGAGGTAGGCGCGGGCCTCGCGCTCGCGGTCGAGGAGCGCCTGGTCGGCGGTGTAGAAGAGGGCGACGAGAGCTTCGTCGTCGGGAGGCGGGGGGTAGGGGCGGTCGAGGTCGAGCGTGGGTTCTTCGGGCTTCTCGGGGGCGCTCATGGTGGTCCTCTCTCGTGGGGTTCCTGATCCTCGGCAGAGGGGACAGGCGAGGCGGCTTCGGGGGTCGGCGGGGTGGGGTTGGGTTCCGGCGCCGTTGCAAGCGCGGCAAGCGGCCGCGGTGCGGGCGAGGACCTCGTCGAGGGTGGGGCGGAGCTCGATCATTCGAGGCCGAGCTCGGCGCGGGTGTAGATGCGGCCGACCTCGCGGGGGTCGGCGCGGTAGGTCGTCCAGTGGGGGAGGCGGCGGCGCCATTCGAGGACGCGGACGCGGTCGTCGTCGAGGGGCTCCAGGCGGAGGCGGTAGGCGACGCCGCCGGGCGTCTCGAAGTCGCGCCGGATGGTGCGGCGGCGGGGCTTCTGGGGGGAGCGCGCGGCCGCCATCACAGGCGGCGCCGTTCCCATGCGCGGTCGTCGGCGCGCTGGGCGTCGAGGGCGCGTCGGCGGTCGGCGTGGGTTCCGTTCGCGTCGGCGCCGGAGGGCGTGACGCAGTAGGAGCCGGGGCGGGCGCCGCACTTCGGACAGGCGACGGCGAGGGTCGGGAGGACGGGGCGTCGGTCGTGCATCATGGTCGGGCCTCCTCTGGTCCGGGGAGAGGGTGGGGGGCCCCGGAGAGCCCCCCCGAGGGTCAGTGGGCGGCGCGGCGGTCGAGCTCGGCCTGGTAGACGTCGGCGGAGGCGCGGAGCTGGGCGACGTGCTCGCCGTCGACGACGTGTTTCGCGGCGGCGACGAGGTTGTCGCGGCGGACGGCGAGCTCGACGCGGGTCAGGGTGCGGAGGAAGGAGTCGGGCGCGGTGGGGGTGCTGTTCGTGGTCATGTCCGAATGGTACGTCAAGGCTTGACGTACTGTCAAGCCCCCCCCTCCTCGCCGCCTTCGCGCCGACCTTCGAGGACCGCCTCGACGACCTTCTTCTTCTCCCGGAGTGCGCGGTAGACGCGACCGTCGACGAGCTCCGCGGGGCGCTCGCCCCCGCCGCGGAGCTTCCGGGTCGACTCGGCGATCAGGTGGTAGTAGACGACCGGCTGGTCCTGTCCCGGACGGTGGACGCGGTCGAGGCTCTGGGCGTAGTCGCCGAGGGAGAACGTCTGGGAGTAGTAGACGGCCACGCGGGCGCGCGTCATATCGACGCCGAGGCCTCCGGCGCGAATGTTCGCGACCAGGACGTCCGTCTCGCCCCTCTGCCACGCTTCGAGCGTGTCCTCGGAGCCCGTGAGCTCCGAGCTCGTCCGGCCGAGCTCCTCGACCACCGCGCGGATCGTCCGGACGTCCTCGCGGTAGATACAGAAGACGACGACCGGCTCGTCGAGGTCGCCGAGGAGGTCCTTCAAGGCGTCGCGCTTCGCGGTGTCGACCTGGACGAGCTCGCCCGAGTCGGTCATGACGTGCCCGCTCGTGACCTGCTGGAGCCGGAGGAGCCGGGTGAGGGCGTTCTCCACCGTGACCTCGCCCTCGTCGAGGAGCGCGTAGAGCTCGTCCTCCAGGGCCCGGTAGGCGGCGACCGCCTTCGCGCCGAGCTGGACGCGGACGGGCTCATGCATGAGCGGCGGCAGATCGAGGACGTCCTTCGTCGCGCGGTAGGCGAGCGGCGCGAGCTTCGCCTGGAGCTCGTCGAGGTTCTGGTAGGCCTTCACGCCGCCGAAGAAGTCGGGGACGGTGTAGCGAAGCCGGAAGCGGTGCCACGAGAGCCCGAAGACGCCCGCGTCGAGCGCGCGGAGCTGGGCGAAGAGGTCGAGGGGCCCGTGGGGCATGAGGGTCCCGGTCAGGCCCAGGCGCGAGCGGACGGTGGGGAGCTTCGAGAGCTCGTAGGCGAAGCCGGAGGCCTTCCCGTCGTGCGCCTTGATTCGGTGGAGCTCGTCGAAGATGAGGGCCGTCGGCTCGCCGCCGAGGAGGACCTCGGCGAGGCCGGGCCTCCACGCGGCGTCGTAGTTGACGACGACGAAGAGCGGGCGCCCGGTGATGCGCTGGAGGTTGAGGGCCTCCTGGAGCGCCTGGGCGCGCTTCTTCGTACTCCCGTCGCCGAGCTCCAGGACGACGGGCGGGTCGTCCAGGTGGGCCTCGATCCCGCGCGACCAGACGCGGCTCGTGATGATGCGCTTTGGCGCGAGGACGAAGGTCCGCGCGCTCGCCTTGTGCCCGACGAGCCCGAGCGCGGTCAGGGTCTTCCCCGTTCCCATATGCATATCGAGGAGCGCGGCGGGGAGGTCCTTCGCGAAGTGAAAGGCCTGTCTCTGGTGGAGCCACGCGCTCGTCTTCACGGTCGGGATATCGGGGAGGTCGTCGCGGGTCTTCGCCGCCTGGGCGCCGACGGCGTGGGCGGCCTGGGCGAGGAGGGCGCGGTACTCCGCGTCGACGTGGGCGCCGCGCTCGGCGAGGAGCCCTCGGAGCTCGCGGTCGACGGCGGCCGCGGAGCTCGACGTCGCGGGGAGCGTCCAGGCCTTCCGGCGGCCGTCCCAGCGGGCGCCGGTCGCCTTCGCGCCCTCGCGCATCCCGTAGGGCGTGCGGACGATCAGGAGGCCGCGGTCGACGACGACGGAGACGTCGCTCACGAGTGGCGCTCGAAGAGCTCGGGGAAGGTGACGCGGTCGGCGCGGCCGACGAAGGCGCTCTCCGCGGTGCCCGGCGCGCGGTCGTGCTCCAGGAGCGCCTCGACTTCGAAGCCCCCCGCGGCGCCGATTTCGCGGAGGTCCTGGACGGAGAGGACGAGCTCGCCCGCGTGCGCGAAGGTCAGGCCGACGCGCGGCGCGAGGGAGACGCGCACGCGGGCGTGCCCTCCGAGGACCTCGATCAGGCGGAGGCGGAGGACTGGGGGGAGGGGTCGCTCCTCGACGGGGAGCTCGGGGCGGGTGGCGGCGGGCGCTGAGGCGGCCATGGTGGCGCTCCGTTCTGCCCCCTGGTCTAGGAGGCCCCCGAAGCGTACGCGAGGGCTTGACGCCCCGTCAAGGGGGCCAGGTGACGCTCTCCGGCGGTCGAGCGCGTGCCATACTCAGGGACGGCGCACGGTGGCGCCGCGTCGCCCCCTGGTCCGGGGTACCGAAGAAGCCCGAGCTCCCCCGAGCCCGGGCTTCCTCACTTGGAGCGCGCGACGGCGTACAAGAGGACCGCGACGCCCAGGTCGAAGAACGCCGCCCCCTCCTTCGAGAGCTGGGCCTCCCCCGGGGTCGCCACGAGCGCCACGAGCTGCCCCGCCGTGTAGAGCGCCAGGAGCGCCGGGCCCACGAGGTAGCTCCAGTGCCGCCGGAAGCGCACGCCGACGCGGACCGCGAGGATCGCGAGGACGAGGACCGTCCCGCGCGCGGCCGAGAGCGCGAAGTCAGGACCGAGGAGGGCGTCCATCATCCCTCCCGTCCAGGTCACGCGAGACGTGCTCGGTGAGGCCCTTCAAGCCGAAGCGCCGCTCCGCCGCGAGCGCGCCGATCAGGAGAAGGCGCCCGCCGAGGAGGCCCGCGACGCCCGAGAGCCCCCAGTAGAACTCCGGAGGGACGGTGTAGTAGGCGATGAGGAGCGCGCCGAAGACGAAGGCCGCGACGGCGGCTCCGATAGCCTCCGCCGCGACCTCTAGGATCGTCGGCTTCGGGGTCCTGACCGAGGCCCCGTACGTCACGAGCCGGATCGCGGCGGCGAGGACGGCTCCCAACGCGAGGATGGTCAGGTCCCGGTTATGGGGGTCCAGGAAGGGCATGAGCTACCCTACGGTGGGCTCCCAGACGGAAGAGCTACCGCGGCGAGGCCCGACAGGGGAAGAAGCGGTAGGAGCCGACGTCGCGCTCGGGCCGAAGGAAGCCGAAGAGCTGACAGCCGATGACCGCGTCTGGCGGCGCGGCGGGCGAGAGCCGGACGACGACCGTCGCGAGCTCGCCCGCTTCGAGGTCGCCGAGGACGCATCCGGCGTCGAGGCCGAAGGAGACGCATCGGGCGTCGTCGGTCGCGGCGTTGACGAGGGCGAGGTTTGCGCCATAGAGCGCCGAGGCGGCCTCGGCGGTTGCGACCACCGTCCCGTCTCCGACCGGATCGAGCCCGACCGAGACGGCGGGCGCGCACGCGGCGAGCGCGAGGACGAGGACGACGAGAAGGGCGGCGGCTCGATTCATGGGCGGACTCCTGGGAGGAAGCCGAGGTCGGCGAGGGCGCGCGTAGCCTTCACTTCGGCGGCGAGGCGGAGGGCTTCGAGGACCTTCGCGTCCGTCTCCTGGAGCGCGGTCGAGACGTCCTCTATGAGCTCGGCGGTCGTCTCCGCGAGCTTCGCGAGGCGCGGGTCGCCCTCGGGGAGGTCGATCCGCCCGACGGCGAAGACGACGCCGTAGAGGATGGGCTTCCAGCGTTCGGGCGCGAAGCCTCCGGCGAGCGTGAGGCCCGCGAGGATCAGGCGGCGGAGGACGTTCATCGCGTGACCTGGGGGGGGACGTTGACGATGACCGGCGCGGCGCGCTTCGTGAGGAGCTTCTCGCCGACGTAGACGATCAGGGAGACGCCGAAGACGGCGCCGGAGGCACAGAAGGCCCCGTAGGCGAGCCCGCCCCAGGGGAAGGTCCACGCCGCGAAGGGCGCGTAGACGACGAGGGTCGCGTACTGGAGGGCGGCGCCCGCGACCATCCCGACCGCGACCGTCACGGCGCCGACGCGGACGGCTCCGTCGAGCTTCGAGCCGATGGTCGTCTTCCGGAGCCACGCGACCAGGCCGGAGAGCCACGCGGCGAAGAAGAGCGGGTCGCTTCCGAGGCGGACGAAGTCGGGGAGGAGCTGCCACGGCTCCCCCTCGGGCGCGACGCCCTGGGCGCGCGCGACGCCGGAGAGCGGCGCGAAGACGAGGAGGAGGAGGACCCAGGCGAGGACGCTCCTCCAGGTGGAGCGGTGGGCGAGGTCGAGGAGGGAGGGGGGGGCGGCGCGCATGATGGAGCCTCCTTGGGGCTACGGAAGGCGGGCGACCGTGGTTACGGGCCAGCATCCGAGAGGGGTTAGGAGCGTGGGTCCGCGGTGCTGGAGGAGCTGGGGACGCGACGCGGGGCGGGCGTTCTCCAGGAGGAGCCCGTGACCGAGGTAGACGGCGACGTGACCGATGTAGACGCCGTCGCTCTTCGCGGTGTCCCATCGGAAGACGAGGTCGCCCGGCTGGAGCTCGCTCGCGGCGCGGTCGAGGTCGACGTACCGATCCGGGTCGCTCTTCGGGCCCGTGCGGGGGAGCTTCGCTCCGGTGAGGCCCTGGGCGCGGAGGGAGGCTTCGAGGTCGCGAGCCCAGGGGTCCTTCGCGTGCGGCGGCTTGTCGCTCGCGCGGTGGGTCAGGTGCCGAGGGTAGAGCTCCCAGCGGCCGCCGTAGAGCGCGTGCTCGACCACGAGGCGGACCTGGGCGAGGCAGAGGCCCGCGACGACCACGCCGCGGGTGTTCCGGGGCTCTGGGGCCTCCCCGAAGACGACGGCCCAGCCGCTCCGCGCGATGCGCTCGCCGGTCGTCATTTGCCCCGGGGCGCCCATCATCGCGTGAAGACGATGTCGACCAGGCCCATGATGTTCGCCCCCCACCCACTCGTGGGCATGGTGTCGGCCACGATGAGCCACGAGGTCGCCGCCATGAGCGTGATTGCGTCGCTGAAAACGGCGGTTGTAGCTGGGTTGTCGCGCTGGGCTATCGTGGTTTGCGCCCTGATGGCGACGACGTATTCGGTGCCCGCTACGAGGGTCACGGGCGCGTCGAGCTCCCCTTCGACCCATGTACTCACCGCGCCCGCTCCGACGGCGATAAACTTCTCGGCGAGCATGACGGCGTCCGATTTCCGGTAGAGCCTCGCGGCGGCCGTTATCGCGGAGGGGATGCGGACGCGCAGCCCCGTCAGGGCGATATCGGAGGCCCCGACCGTAAAGCCCCAGCCGAAGTTCCGGTTCAAGGAATTGTTGTAGGTCGTATTTGGAGCGATGCTCACGAGGCCGTATTCGGCCACCGGAGGCGGGGGGGCGCCTCCCCCGTGCGAGCGGAGCATCGTCAAGAGCCTTGACACGGCTAGACGGCTCTCGTGAGGGCTTGAAGCGTCCGCTCCGCGGCCTGATTGACCGGCGCGGCCGCGGTGCCCGAGCGGACCCTGACAAAAGGCCACGAGGCGAAGGCCGCGGGCTCCAGGCTGACGCCCGAGCTCGCCGCCGCCCCGCCCGCGGCCTCGACGGTGTACTCCGCCCCGCCCCAGAAGAGGGGGACGTACGCCTCGCCGTCGGCGCTGACGGCGAAGGTAAGCGACGCGGCCGTCCAGGCGGCGGGGAGCTGGAGGCCGACGAGCTGGCGGGCTCCGTCTCCGCCGAGGTCGACGTCGCCGGAGAGGCTCGCGGCGGCGGCGATGACCGCGGCCGCGACCTCCACGCTCCCCCGCTGGACGCTCTGGACTTCCTCGCGGAAGACGCCGCGCTCGTCTCGTCGTGCTGCCATGGTCTACCCTCTCTCCGGGCGCGGTGCGCCCCTCGTGGTCGTCATTCGCGCCTCGCGGGCTCGCCCGGGCATTTGATGATGCGGCTCCAGCGGGCGGGCGGGGGGAGCTCGATCACGCGGCAGGTCGGCCCGACCTCGGGCGGCGCCTCGGGCTCCGCGGCGGGTGGCGGCGGCTCGACCGGCGGGCGAGGCCTCGGGGGGCTCGGCTCGACGGGGCGGCCGATGACCGGCGGCGAGCTCGTCGGCGGCTCCGGCTGGGCGCGCTCGGGGACCTCGAAGGCGGGCCGGGAGGCTTGGGCGCCGCCGTTGTCGTCGAGGATCGAGGCGCGGTAGGCCCCCGGCGCGCACGCCGAGAGGGCCAGGGAGAGGAGGGCGAAGAAGGCGACGATCCGGGGGTGGGTCACGCGAGCCCTCCAGAGGCGAGCCATGAATCGGTGGCGAGCTTGACGAGGCTCCACGAGCTCCACTGTCCCGCGCTCGCCTCGGAGCCGGGCGTGGTCCCGTTGATCGTGACGCCCGTAGCCCCGGCGAGGGTTACGAGTCCGCCGCCGAGCTGGGCGCCGGAGAGGATTGTCCCGACGGGGTAGGGGACGCTCGCGTTAGCGGGGATGGTCGCGGTGATGGCGCCCGCGTTGTCGAAGGTGACGAGCGTCTCCCCGTCGCCGTCGGCGAGGACGAAGGTGTAGGTCGTCCCGGTCTGGGCGTTGACCGTGAGCTCCGGAGCGGACGTCGGCCCGGTGTAGCGCGGGGTCGGCGCGGCCGTGATGACCGAGTCGAGCGTGAGGGTCGCGGCGCCGGTCTTCGTGACCTCCGCGACCGCGACGGCGTCCGCGGGGAGCGCGGGGTAGTCCGTCGCGTCGCCCTCGACCACGTCGAGGTGCCCCCAGTTCGTCATGATCGAGTGGACGATGACCTCGCCGGTCGTCGCGTCGGTGAAGGTGAAGTCCTGAGCCCCCCCCGACTGGGCTCGGATGATGACGAGACACTTCGTCGACGTCGCGACGGCGGCGAGGTCGACCGTCTGAGAGCCGACCGCGAGGACCGTCTTCACGTCCTGGGAGACGCCCATTCTCCCGACGACCTGGACGACCGCGGCCGACGGGTTCGTCACGGTCCCGGCGACGACCACGCCGCCGGAGGAGAAAGTCGCCTCGACCAGGCGCTCGACGACGCTCCCGAGCGTCTCCTTCGTCAGGTCCAGGTGCGCTTCGAGAACCGTTCTCTGTCCCTGCCCGTTCGCGGGGAGGTCCGCGGCGCGCGTGAAGGGGCGATAGGTCATGCTCACGGGTGGGCCTCCTGGGTCAGGATACGGGCGGCCGAGCTCTTCCCGAAGCGGGGGTCAATAGAGCCCATCGTCGCCCTCCGCGGCGCTCGCGGTCGCGGCGCCGTACTTCGAGCTCCCGTAGATCGCGAGCGCGAAGCCGGTCGCCGCGGCAGGGGAGCCCTCGGGGGGCTGGGCGACTTCGAGCTCGGCGACGAGAGCCGACGTCGTCCCGCTCGCCGAGTGGGCTTCGGTGTAGTCGAGGGTTACGAAGCGTCCGGTCCGGCCGAGGGCGGAGCCCGCGCGGCCGACGTTGCGCGGCGTGAAGGCGTACCCATCCTCGCGCGCGGCTCGGATGGGGAGCTGATAGACGGTCTTCGGCGTGAGGTTCTCCTCGACGATCCCGCGCACGAGCGCGAGCGCGGTCGCGGCGTCGACGGCGTACGGGAGCTCCGGCGCGGTGTACGCCCGCGCGGGGTAGAGCGCCTGGGAGGTCGCGAGCCCGGGGACGAGGGCTCCGCCCTCCCACGAGCCGTCGTCGGCGCGCGTGAAGCCGAAGCGGTACGTCTGGAGGTCGCCCGTCGTGAAGGTCGTCCCGAGGCCGTTTAGCTTTACCTGGACGCCCCAGAGGTAGTACCGCGTGGAGCCGAAGATCAGGAAGACGGCGTCGTAGCCCCACTCGACGTACCGGGAGTCGCCGAAGCGGAGCTCGATCCCCGGGCTCTCGGCGTCCTGTCTCCATCGCCCCCAGACAGAGCCCTTCGCGCCATAGGCGCCGACGACGAAATTCGAGCTCTGCCGGGGGAAGACGAAGTCCCAGAGCTTGACCTCGGTCCCGTTCGCGGGGAGGCTCGCGGAGCCGGTGTAGCTGTTCGCGAGCTCCGCGGGCCCGTCGGCGACGAGGAGGTCGTCCATCTTCTCGACCCATTCCTCGACGTCCCACTCGACCGTGATGCCCGCGCCCGGCTCCGCGACGACGCCCGGATCGACCGGCCAGAAGAAGGTGCCCTCCTGGGCGTTCGCGTTGACGAGCTCCAGGAAGCCCGCGGGCGTGTCGGGCGCCCATGCCATCGGGCCATATTCGGGGTTGTTCCCGAAGAGCCCCGCGGCGAGCTGGGTCGGGCTCCGGAGGACGGCGGCGGCCGCTTGCATGACCTGTTGTCCGGGCGTGAAGGTTCGCGCGCGGACGCCGAGGGTCGCCTGGTTTATGACCGAGTCGGAGCTCGTCGTCTCGATGTTGTCCGGCGCGAGGTCGTCGTCCGAGAGCGCGAGGAGGGAGGCGGGGTCGGCGGCGCCGGACGGGGTCGCCGTGAAGGTCGCGGTGTAGAGGAAGGAGTCGCTCGGCCCAGCGGGGAGGCCGAGGGCTTCGAGCTCCAGCTCCTCGCCGTCGGCCGCCCAGGTCGCCCGGAAGGTGATAGGCCCGAGTGTCACTTCGGAGAAGGAGCCGAGAGCGGGGCTCGCCATGGTCCCGGAGTAGGGCGCCCCGTTGACGGTCGCAACGTAGGCGACGCCCGGCGCGCGGTCGGGGTACGCCCAGGGGAGGAGGATCGAGTCACGGGTCAGGTAGGCGCGGGGGAGGCGGCGGCGGTAGAGGATGAAGGGGAGCCCGAGGGAGTCGAGCCACGAGGGGGGCGTGACGACGAGCTCGTCGTCTTCGTTCGCGCGCCAGGTGTAGCCCCGGAAGGGGCCGAAGAAGGCCTCCAGGTGCTCGAAGATCGAGTCGGGGTTCTCCTGGTCGGGCTGTATGACGAAGGCCTCGACGGTCGGCGCGACGACGGTATCGCCCGCCCGGAGGTAGAAGGCGGGGAGGTCCGGGTCGAAGGGGACGCCGTAGTAGACGAGGAAGCGGCGGAGGCACTCGCGAAGATCGAGGGGGTCGGGGACGCCGTTCTGACCGGCGACGAGGACGAGGCTCTCCCGGGGGTTCGCGCGGCCGAGGCGCGCGAGAAGCGTCTCGCCGACGTAGGAGACGATCCCGCCGCTCTTCGTTCGGTCGCGGATCGCGAAGGTGTACCAGGGCTCGCCGGAGAGCTGGTCGCCGAGCGTATAGAGGCTCCCCAGAGGGAGGTTGACGAGCTCGAAGAAGCTCGCCTCGATAGTGGGGTCGGCGAAGACGCCGGAGACTTCCTCCCGGAAGCGGACGGTCACGGGCGAGTCGAGCTCGCCGACGGGGGCCGCCTCCGGGAGGGGAGACGGCGGCGCCGGAGGGGGGTACTCCGAGATTTCCGAGCTCGTGACCACGAAGGAGGACACCGCGTAGGACCGTCCGCGCGACAGGCCGCCGCCGATTTCCGAGTCTCCGCCGTTGAAGAAGCCGACCGGGCCCGCGGCGGACGTGTACCGCGCCTGTTGCGCGATGCTACCGGCGCCCTGGACGAGGGTCGCCTCCAGGTCCCACGTTCCCGGTTCGGCGCTCGCGGCGGCCCACACGCGGGCCCGGACCGTGCTCGTGCCCGCAGGGTCACTCTCGACGACCTGGACGCGCAGGCGGTACGCCGTGCCCGCGGCGAAGCCCCCGAAGGCCTTGGTCGCGGAGCCGATCAGGTTCGCGTCGAAGTCCTCACTCCAGAAGGAATTAGCGCCGACCGCGCGAAGGGTCACGTTCCCCGTCGACGCGGACGCGCTCACGCTATACCCCGGACCGCTCGTGCCCGTCAGGCGGCCGGTGATACCGAAGCCGCGCGACGTGTT